TATTGCTTGTGTGATGATACCAAATGCTTCATCGCAGAATGTAAATCTGTATGCTTACCCAATTGATCAAAACCTTTCATTAAAACTCATTAAAAAGAGAGGGGCAAAAAACCCCTCTCTGTCAATACCAATTTACTTGGCAATCAAACCAGCATCAACGGCTTCCACAATCTGATCTCCAATTAGACCAGCAAAAGATGAGAAGACTTGAAGCAATACACCAGCAATAGCTAAAGCAAGCCAGCCAAAGAACACAAACCCATAGTGTAAAGGGGCAACGAAAAGTTCCTCCATGAACCAGAAGGTGTGACCCCATTCATTTAGACCTACATTTGGTAGAATCATGAATGGACCAACTACAGTTACTAGGTAAGGAAGAGATAGACCTTCTGCGAAATAAGGAAGTCTAGTCTTTGCATATAGGAATGATGCAAACCCAGTGATGATGTAGATTGGGTAAGAAAGGTAGAACTCAATGATATGACTTGGAGTAAAATCAGTATCTCTAACGATAGTCTGATGCCAAGTACCATCTTGTTCAGTAAAGTAGGAAGCACCCCAATAGATTGCATTTGCATAAGCAAATAACCAAACTAGGTGTGTCATATTACGACGCAATTCTTCACGCGGAGTAATTGCAGCCATATTACGATCACGAGACTTCCAAATATAACCCCAAAGAATTGAAGCTGTGACAACTTCTAATACAATTTCTGTATATAGAAAGTTCATCCAGTAAGTTTCAAATTCTGGAGCAAAAGAATCTAGACCAGCACTCCATCCGAATACGCCTTCATACCAACGTACCCAAGCATAGAATACTGCATAAACAGCGAAAGCAAAACCAAGCCACTTTTTATTCAATAGTGGTTGTTCTGCCGATACATCTACAGTTTTACTAATAGTAGCCATATATTTACCTCGTTATCATCTTAGTTGTAAAAATTGCGTCCATGCGGGGTATAGTTTGAATCCATTCAACCCCAATTCAGCAAAAATATAAGTCAACTTCCGAACTATTTATTAAATAAATTCTATTCCTAGAAAAATTCTTTTAAAAGAAATTTGATTTAATTGATATGAATATCCAAAAGCAAAATTTATCCCAAACAACCTTTTAACCTTTTTGTATTTAACAAAATTGCAAGGAGGAATAATATCCACAACTTTAACTGGCGTACCTTTTGGATCATTTCCACACCAACTTTCTGTATGTTTATAATAAACTCGTCCTTTCTTTATCATATCAAAATTCTTCAATACATTCCAATAAAGAAATCAATTTCTTAGAAACAAAGTATTTGTAGAGGTTTTGTTTAGTTGCGGGTTTAATCCTATCGAACTCATTAATAATTTTTTGTCGAATATCTTCTGGAATGTAATCAAAATCAATTAACATTTGGTTACGCTTATAATTACGCAACATTTCTTCATTACAAAACTCTTTAGGATCTTGTTCTAACCAATCATTAAGCTTCTTGGAAGAAATAGGTTTTTGTCTAGTTTTTAGAACAAACACTTCATCTTCAGACAAGAAATTGGGGATACCGTCACCAGCGTCTCCACGAATAATTTTTTCTTTTAAATCTTTAACAGGATTTTTCGATGTAACAAAAACTCCCATCATGGGGTTATATTGTTTAACATTAGGATATTTCTGTAATTGTACAAAATCTTTATCAGAAGAAATGATCAAAACTTTTTCATGCGGAGAAATTCTTGGGGTTAAAGTACCAATAATGTCATCCGCTTCAGTAGAATCAACCTCAATAACCCTATAAGGAAAATGGTTCTTTAAATCTTCCTTCAACTCGTTAAGAACTTTAAAAATCAAATTCCAATCAAGAGAAGATTTTTCTCTTGATTCCTTACGATGCGCTTTGTAGTGAGGATAAATTTGTTTGCGCCAATAATGTCTTGAATCTAGACATAGAACTACATCACCGTATTCTGATTTGAATTTCTTAATATGAGAGCGTAAAGTGTTTAGTACAATATGTCTAATTAGATCTTCTTCTAATTGTTTAAACTTATTAGAAGAAATTTGGGACAAAAGTCCAGAGATAAAAACTTGATTTGTGTCTATTAAAATCATTTAAGTTCACCTACTTTTAAAAATATATTCTAACTCTACTTAGAGAAAAAGTAAAGTTACGAAACAACTTTCAATAGAACGGTATCGGAATTCAACCTTCCAGTTAGTTCTGATTCTTTACTGTTAATGGTTGCCATTAATTTCCTTAGTTCTACCTTCTTACCCTTAGTAACAATAGGAAGAAAATCTAAAGGTTTCCTCAAGGTTTTACAGATTGAAGTATTAGCATCAAACCCTTCCAAAGTGGTCCCTCTAACCCCAAATCCAGAATCATCCACAGAATTATAAACTCCCAACTTTTTGTACTTAACATTAAACACCCATAATTGTTTAGCACCAATAATTTGTGCAGGATCAACGGAAGCGATTTTATATTCTGTGTCTTCTTTCTTATATTGCAGTTTAGAAACCTTTTTATCTGCCGGAACTACTTTCTTTTTTCGGGTTTTCCGTACAGTTTTGGTGTTTCCTGTATAATTTTCGCAGTCAGTTATAATACCAGAAATAAAAGAAATAAAAGAATTTAATTCTTTTTTGCTCCAGTGAGAATAAGATTCTACCAACTGATCGTCGGATTTGGATACTGCCAAACTCAATTCCTCCAACAAAGGAGTATAATGGTCTTGGATTTGTTTCATATATGTTGGTTTAACCGAATTACTCACCAACCAATCGTAACATTTAAATTTAGAAGAACGAGTTTTGATAAACTCGTCCACACGACCTTCAATTTCATTAATATAAATTGTAGCTTGTTCCCAAACTCTATCTTGGATAGACTTTTCAACCTTTACAGGTTTATTAACTGTTTGAGCAGCAATAGAGGAAATTATAACAGAATTTACGTCAAAATTTAAAATTTCAGCAAACCTTTCTTTGATCCAAACGTCTTTATCTAAATCTGCTCCTCTAGATTTCATCCTACAGACAAAACCCAAATTTTTGAACAAATCTTCAGAAGAAGAAGACAATTTTTCCAAATCAGATTTTGCGAATTTCTCAGATTTTGCATAATCTATAGCATATTTCTTGGAGTCTTTCCAATCCTTTTGATTGGCGTACCAAGATAATGCTCTAGGGACAGAGATTTCGTTTTTATCGCCCCAAGTAGGTTCATCACCAATAAACAGGGATTCTACATTTACACTAATTCTGGGTTTATCCTTTTTCATTTAAAGATTTCATCACTTTTTTATAAACATCATTAACAAATCTGGTTGAAGATTTAGTTTTCTTTACAACCAAGCCAAAAAATCCACACTGAACCAAATGACTGACATAAACATATGGATCAGTTAAAACCGCAACAAAATTATCTGGATGATATATGTTACCATATTTGTCGCTTTTATATATCATTATATGATATAAATGATGCCCAGCATTACTTATTTCGTATTTTGATTTCTTTTGATAATTAAACCCTGACATTGTCAAGTCAAAATTTTGTGTTGGAAGGAAGGTTATCCCATCTGGGTCTTCTTCAAAAATTTTCTTTATAACTTCTTTAGGTTTCATCATATAATATTTTGCTCAAAAAGTAAACTATTTTTTAATTAAGTGTGATCTTCTCACTCTTGCCATGATCCATTCATTGTAATATTCTTCTGGTTTCAAAAGAACATCGAACTCGAATTGGTATTTGGTTTCCCAGTAAGTACATTCAGATTTAGATTTACACAATTTCAATATTTCTCTTTTAAAATTGTCTTCTCCACAACCAGAAACTTCTTCTTTTAAAGTTTCTGAAGAACCGAAATAACATTTCCAATCAGATTCTGCTAGATAACCCTTTCGCTTTCCTTTAACTGTTTTGTATTTTTTAAAGTAAAATTGTTTTTTTCCAATATATTTTTTATTATTAGAAATATTGGTTATTATATAAACAAATCCCCAGTAGTCCTGGGGATCTTCGAAAGGTTCTTTATCATACAACCAAGACATGGGATTAATCCCACATTTCTTCTTGAGAAATATAATCTTCTTCTTCCGGGATGTCTTCTTCTATCGTTTCTATTATTTCGCCACAAAAGGGGCAAAATACTTCTTCATGATCTTTTACTAAATTTTCATTAAAAGATAAAGAAAAATCCGAATCACAATTGTCGCATAGGGTTGAAATAACTTTTTTCATACAAATAATTCCTTTTAAAAATGAAATTATTTATATACATTTTACTCAAGCCCATACATCTTTCCAACCACCGCTTAAAGCACCCTTTGCGTAGGCAGTAGCTCTATTTTCAAAGAAATTTGTGTGCTGTGGAGCAGAAATCATTTCGTCTACCCAAGGAAGCGGATTCTTTTTAACTTTAAAAACACCTTTCAGCCCCATAGAAATAAGTCTACGATCACAAATATATCGGATGTATTTCTTTAAATCTTCAATATTCAACCCTTCGCATTCACCCATATCATAACAAATATCAATGAAAGCGTCTTCTAACTCTACCATTTTTTCAGCTATTGAGTATAATTCTGATTTAAGTTCGTCGTTCCAAATGTCCCGATTTTCTTCGATAAAAATACGAAATACTTTTATCATTGCTTCGCAATGAAGTTGTTCGTCAAGGATAGACCAAGAAATAATCTGACCCATTCCTTTCATTTTACCCCTTCTTGGGAAATTCAAAAGCATTACAAAAGAACTGAATAATTGCATACCTTCAGTAAATGCAGAAAATAAAGCAATTTGTTGAGCAATACGTTTAGTATCTAAACCAACAAAAGATTCAATATAATCATGCTTATTTTTCATAGCATCATACTTTAAAAATTCTGTATATGTGGATTCCGGCATCCCTAGAGTTTCAATTAAATGAGAATAGGCGGCAATATGAACTGCTTCCCTAGCAGCAAAACTTAACAACATCATCCTAAGTTCTGGTTGTTGAAGAATAGGTAAATAATTTTTTACATACCCTCCAGCAACATCAATATCGGATTGAGTAAAAAACCTAAAAATATTAGTTAAAAAACTCTTTTCTTTTTCTGTTACATTATTTTGCCAGTCTTTAATGTCTTGAACTAATTCTACTTCAGTGTGAATCCAATGCATACGTTCGTGATTCAACCAATACTCATAAAATTCTGGATGAGTAAACGGTTTGAATGTTGTTCTAGTATCTGTTAATTTTAACTTTCTTTTTACCATATTATTTTACCTTATGTTTTTAATCATATTCTTTTTAGTTATTCCTCTTTTAAAATTTTCTCCAGGCGACGCACAACTTCTTATATTAAGAATACCATCAGTCCACCAAAAAGTTCCTTTTTTGAAATTGTGAGTTTCTGGATATCTTTTGCAAGGGTTATTTTGCCCTTTCATTCTTTCAGAAATTCTTTTTCGTTCATTAATTGTAGGAACATTCGGTTTTATTAATCCTTCAACAAATTTTCTTTTTCTACTATTTCTCATCTTTTCTATGTTTTTTTCATTTTTCATAGGATTATTTTCTCTCATACATTGAGAAATATTTTTTCTAGAAATTTCATAATATTTTGAACTCGGAATATGTCTTTTATGATTTTCGTTTTCCAATAACATCATATTAAAAGCAAACATTATTTTATGATTATTTTTATAAATTTTTGTTAATGGTAAATGAGCGATAAAATGTTCCCTTGGAGTTAATTTTGTTAAATTTTCCGAAGAATCAGTTCCACCTAAACATCTTGGTACTATGTGATGTGTCTCAAAAACTTCTACACAAGTTCTTTCCAACTTGCCAACAAAACATAATTTGTCATATATTTTTAAATAATTCATTTTTATGAACTACAAGCCAAACATTCTTCACCAGAAATAATATCCTGAAGGTTGATTTCTTCAATAATATTTCTTTCAATTTGTTTAGAGACTTTATCAGATTTCTTTAAGCTATCAGAACGGCAATAATATAACGTTGGTAATTTTTCTTTCCAAGCTTTAAAATGAACCGCATGAAGGTATTTAATATGCGCGTCTGGTCTGAAAAATAAGTTCAACGACTGAGTTTGGTCAATAAACTTTTGTCTATCCGCAGCAAAATCCACTACCCAACGTTGATCAATTTCCATCGCAGTTTTGAATACTTCTTTTTCTTCATCAGTAAACATATCCATATGTTGTATAGAACCGTCATTAGAAATAATATCCAACCAAATAGAATCGTAGTCTAGTTTGGAGTTACCCTTTATCTTTTCTTTAATTAACTCGTCGAGTACGTGATTCTTGTTCAAATGAGAACCGGACATAGTATCTTGACGATAAGCATTTGCTCTAATAGGTTCAATAGAAGGGGAAATGTTACCCATAATAATAGAAGTAGAAGCAGTAGGAGCAATCGCCATTAAATGACTAAACCTTTGATAATATAGTTTTTCTCCAATAACCCCTTCTTCAAAATCCGGACAATTTCCTCTTTCAAACCCTAATTCTTTATTAGCTTGATCTAAATGAGTTCTAATATTCTTAAATATCTGCATATTCCTGGATTTTGCCATAGCACATTCAAAAGGAATACTATTTTGTTGCAGATAAGTATGAAATCCTAGCGTTCCAATACCAATTGCTCTTTCTCTCATTGCTGAATATTTTGCTCTTGAAATTGCTTCTGGAGCATTATCAATAAAAGTTGTTAGTACATTATCCAACATTTCCGCAACGTCACGAAAGAATTGATAATTATCTTTAAAATCATCATAATATCTTAGATTAACCGAAGACAAACAACAAACCGCAGTTCTTTCGTGGTCAGTTGGAAGTAAAATCTCGCTGCAGATGTTGGATTGTTTTATACTTAAACCAAGCTTCTTTTGGAACTCTGGCATTTGTTCGTTAGCAGTATCAATAAACAATATATATGGTTCGCCAGTTTGCATTCTTAATTCAATAATCTTTTGCCAAAGTTCTTTTGCAGAAACAGTTTCTTTTATTTTGTCTGGATTATGGGTATCATAAAGGTTCCAAGAATCATCAAAGTCCGGGTCAATCATAGATTGCTCAATAATATTCATGAACTTATCAGTAAGGATAATACCATGATGGAGGTTAAGACACTTTACGTTTTGGTCTCCGGTGGGCTTACGCATTTCAAGAAACATCATAACGTCTGGATGATCTATTCTTAGATAAGCAGCATAAGAACCGCGACGAGTCTTACCTTGACGATATGCTAAACAAGAAGCGTCATAGATTTTTAGGTGGGGCATAACTCCAACGCTTTTATCGTCTGCGGAGCGAATATCAACACCAATACCAACACCACCGCCAAGCATTGAGAGGGTATTAACTTCAGAAAGGGTATCTACAAGACCAGAAGAAGAGTCTTGCATGTAAGAAAGGAAGCAATTATGGACAACAAGTTTACTCCTTCCAACCGTAAATGTTGGATTATTTTTTACTTGAATATCATAAACTTTTTTAGAAATATCAAGTTTTTTTAAACTAAAATTCATTTTTTTACCTTTTATCTACTATATAAATTAAAAAACAACTAAATATATTTATTTAGAGGAATTAAACTTTGGAAATCTTATCAATTTTGAATTCAAAATCAAACAACTACCACTACTTATTAAAGTATTATAACTTCATCAACAAATGCACAGAAATAAATGCCACAAAAACCCAGGAAGAATTAGTTTATGTAGAAAATCATCACATTTTACCAAAATCTAAAGATATGTTTCCAGAATATAACTCGTTTAAAAAATATCCTTGGAATAAGGCAATCTTAACTTATCGTCAACATATTATTGCTCATATCTTATTATGGAAAGCATATAATACTGTTTCTCAAACATTATCAATACTAAGAACAATCAATCAAAAACACACAAAACATTTATCATTAAAATCAATCAATTCTAAACTAATATCTAGAATAAAGCAAGACCTTTCAGATAAGAGAAAGGGGGTTTATACCAGAGGATATAAAGAAGATGGAACCCCAAACGTATTACCAGAAACTAGACAAAAACTATCAAAACTCAAAACCGATTTCTATTCTATAGAAGAAAATAGAATAAAACAAAGCATCGCTTGTTCTGGAAGTAAAAAATCAGACACTACAAAAATGTCTTCATATTCAAAAAATCGTCCAGAAACTCATAACAAAAATTTAGCAAAATCTATACAAAAATATTATGATGATACAAGAAAAGAAGGAAAATATTTAAAAAGAATTAAAGACGGAATTTATATTACTCCTTTTGGAATTTTTACTTGTATTTACGATTTTGCTCATTATTGTAAAAACCCTGATAAACCATTCAATTCTCACCACACAAAAAAGAACCCTAAACTCAACAAAAATATAATAGGAAAAACTCCAAGAGAATTGGGATTCTTTTTTATTGAAAAAACTAATCCTTTAATCGAACAATATTATGATAATCTAAATCAAGTTCATCTACCCGAACCCAACCATCCTCTCTGGTCTGAATTAAATGATTACCTGTCACAACAAAAACTTCTCCCATAAATTCTAATTCGTATAAATCTTGACTATCTTCCGATTTAATCTTTTCTATCGGGTTATATGTTCCATCGTCCGATAGAACTTCATCTCCAACATTAAGAAGTTCTATCGGAAGTAATCCATTTTTAGTATTAACTAAAGTTCCTTCAGCAAAACAAGAAATTGGTAGTCCATTTTTAGATTTTCCATAAGAAAGAATTGGAGTAGCAAAACTTAACCAATGTTTAGAAGCATAATCATATAATCGTTGAGCGTGTTCAATATTAGAACCAAATGACTTTGCTACAAAAGCAAACCTTTGTTGAGGAGAAATTTCCGTTTCTGTCATATATGATTCTTTTAACCTTTTGATTCCTAATTCATCAAATAAATTATCTCTTTCTGGATTTGTTTTGATACCAAGATATTCTTCCATTTTACCCTTCCTTTCTTATTAATTTCGGTTTTTTATTTATTATTACCAATCTGATACCCCTACAATCGGGATTTTTAATTCTCCATAAATTCCATTTATCTTTGTTTCTATAACCATATCAAGCGTGTATCCAATCTCGCAAGAATAATAAATTAATTTAAAACTTTTGGATTCATGTAGATCATATTCTGGAAAATTTCCAATAATATGCATCATTTTAGTTAAATCAAATTTATTTAAGTATATTTTACATTCGCTCATAATTTAACCCTTCTATATTACAACAATCCTGATAGAATCCATTTGCTTCAAATATAAGTTTTTTAATTTTTAAATCCATTCTTTACGTCCCATTCTTCTAATTTAATTAGATAAGGATATTCATCACAGGTTATGTGTTTACTATAACTTTTATAATCTTTCATTGCTGATTCTGGACTATCGTAAGCCGCAATTATAGTAAATCTTCTTGGTTTGATAAATCTATGTTCTTCTAGCAACAGATAAACCTTATCATTCATTATAGATCGCCATCTTGTCTATTTTCCGAATAATGAACATCGAATTGTCCAGCAGGATACCTATTAATCAACTTATTAACGTTTTCTCTGATAACGTCATTTGGATCTAAATCCAATGCACGACAAGCATTAATCCAATACCAAGCAATATCCCCAAGTTCTCTATATAGATGATACTTGGTATCTTCATCCAAAGGTTTTCCTTGAAACAAAACCTTTTTAACAATTTCGTCGAACTCACCACCTTCAGAAGCAAGTCCAATACCAGCAGTCAATAGTAGCGGAATATTAGCAACCTTTTGGTGTTGTAATTCCTTTACCCTATTGATAAAGAATTCTACGTCATTAGATTCATTAGACGTTACCGAAGCAACAAACTCTTTATAACGATTTAAATCAACTTTACTTGCCTTATTCATATTTTATTCACCTTTATTAAATTTATACTCAATATCTGCCCTATGTTGTTTCCAACCTCTAAAGTTTTTATGATATTCTTTATCTTTTGTTGGAGTTGCTTGATGTTCTGTTGGAGAAGCATGAATTGGTACAGAACCAACCAAGTCATCGTATAATTTAAAATCTTTATCTTTTGATGGTTTTTTTCCATCATGAGTTAGATAACTCACCCTAGCACATCTTGCTCCCGACATTTTAATACAATCAACCATAAGATTATTACAAATTTCGTTATCTGTAACGTAAGGTAAATGCCAATCCCCATAATTCAATTTTGTAGGGACTGAATTAAGATATTCTCCATACATTTCACAAGTAAGGGCATAAATTTCTGGTTGAGCATCGCTATGCATTCTTAATTCAAAGAAATTATCCCATTCAGTAGATGTTACAATAGTCTTAGTCCACATCCAAGGTTCAATAATTCTATTAGAAATTTGCTTATGCAATCCAATTTTATTTAAAGCATAAGCAACTAAACAAGCAGGGTATCTAGCAAAACTCCAAAGAAATTTAGCGATTGACAGTTCCCCGCCAGATAGTTCTTCTTTTGCTTGCATCCCGGGTTGATTCTTACCCCAAAAAACTGGAATAACTGGGTCAGAAATAACATCAGCAATCATTTTCTTAACTGGGATTGCTCTGGATGAAGCGGAATTTCTAGAAAATACTCTATGTGTGTTGAACTCAGATAAAATGAACCTACAATAACGAAGCTCGAAAGTTGTTAACCTAACCCCTAAAGGAGAGATACTATCGCAAATAATTTTAGCACTAATTCCGCCATTATCATTCTTTTTAGACATATTTAAACCCATTCTCTTTTTTTGTTTTATTAAAATTATACCCAATCATTTCTAATTCTGAAACTAAAAAATATAATGATTTTCTATTTTTTCTTATTTTCGTATTTAAATTATCAAAAAAACTAATATCACAGTTATATTTTTCACAAAATCTTCTCGGACTATTAAAAATACCTAGAGGAGTTTCTATCATTTTATCAGTTTTGTTTAAAATTGTCAATGAAGTTTTTAGGTTTAATCTACCAAACTTCCACCCATCTGGTAAACAATCAGTTATTTTGTTTATCATTTTTGAATCTACTCCATTATTGATCCAAACAAAAGGTGTTCCTATAGTATAATTCTCAGGAATATTATTTTTATCAATTTTTAAAACAATACCAGTTATATTACAATAACAACTAATTTTACCTACATTCTTATCATTTCCTTTATTAGCATTTGGGTTTCCTTTAACATATCCCACCGGAGGGGTATCAAAATTTTTTATGGAGATAACTTTTCCAGTTTTTGGGTTATGGTAATAAACATTATTTTTATGCATACCAGAAAATTTTTTCTTAGTTTCTGGAGAAGAACCTTTAATCCAATTATCGGGTTGAGCACCCTTTTCATAAAATTTTGAAATTCCCGTCAAGGGATCATAATATTTTTCTTTATTTTCGTTTGGACAAACTCTACCAGTAAATTTTTCTTTACATAATTGGGAATTGTACTCTTTTAATAAACTATATACCCAAGAATTTATTTTATAATTTCTATCTTGATTTCCATTAGAAACTCGCATACATATAAAAGCATATTTTAATTTATCATCGTCAGACATTTTAGTTAAAAGAAGATGGCAAATGAAATGCTCTCTAGCAGAGAGTTTTATCAGGTTTTCTTTATCATCTGAACCCCCTAAACATTTTGGTATTATATGATGATTTTCAGTATATCCATCATAAGTTTTATTCTTTGAATTTTCTACAATTGAAAAATAGATTTTTTTATATTTGTTTTCTTTAAACATAACGGACCTCCTTATCCATTATTTATAATGACAGAAGTTTTAAGTAAACTCTGCTAAAATAAACCTTGGATATTTCAGTTCGAAAGTCGTAACCCTAACACCTTCTGGTGAAATACTATCTTTAATAATTTTTGCTTCAATCATTAATTTTCTCCACATCTACTCCTATTTTTTTCAAATATTTTTTTTCCAAGAATTTATAATATCCAGTTTTCATCAATTTCTCTCTAGA